CCACCAATTTTAGGCATAAAATCTTCTACTCTACTAGAAATACTAGATAAGCCACCACCCTGTAACTTCATGATGCCACCATCCGCTGCCATCTGTGGTTGCTGTGGTGCACGTGTTGCCTGCATCGACATGGCCTGATCTGTGCCTGTATCTTGTGACAGGGCTGTGTTTGGCGTCAATGCTCGTGCTGCATCCATAATGCCTTCTTGTGGCATACCTGCGGCTGTGACAACTTCTTCTGCTACAGTTGGCATGTTTGAGGCTTCTTGACGCTTGAACTCGTCACGCATACGCTTACGGCGTTTTAGCTCACTCAAGACAAGAAACTGTGGTGCGTTACCTGACGGCATTTGCATTTCTTTCATCAGCATGCTGTCTGATAAGTCTTTAAGACTGTCCTGAAGTTTTAAAATGTTCATGCTGATAGACCTTTATATAGCCCAAGTGCTGATATACCTGCACCCAAAGCTTGCTGCACTGGGTTGTATGCTACCATACGCTGCTGCTCTACATTCGGTGTTACTGGCACACCTCTCAAGAGAGATGCCATACGTTCGTACTGTGTGATTGGATAGTCACGCTGACGTTGAAAGTCTTCGTATGCCAGATCAAGACGCGCTTGATCCTCTGCACGAATATCACGACCGATTGTTTCAAGTAGCTGTGCGCCCTGTATATCTGCTGCACGTTGTTTAAGTCCAAGACCTGCAAGATTTTGCCCAAGAGAACCAATATTCATTCCAAGCGCACCAATACCTTGACCTAGCGTACCCATCTGACCTGCTGCTTGAACAGCCGCTTGCTCTGCTGCAAGCTGTTGCCCTGCTCCGAATTGACGAGACTGCTCTAATGCTTGCTGTGTCCTGCCAAGCTCTGCTGCTTCTGCTCCTTGAACGCGACCAAGTTCGCCAGCACGACCTGCTTGAATACGCGCAAGTTCGGCAGCACGTAATCTTTCTGTTTCCATTTGAGCTGCACGATCTTCGCCAAACATTCTAGCTGCTTGTTCGAAAGCTTGCTGTTGACCTGATGCTTGAATATCTGCCTTCTGACGAGATAGAGCTTCTTCTGCTAGAGATTGAGCAACCGCCTGACGTGATCCACCGAACGCACCTGCTTGCACCGCCGCTGCATCTCTACCTGCTTGCTGCCTTTGGAAATCAAGTTCTGCCTGTTGCTTTTGAACATCCACAACGTTTTGCATATAAGGAGACATGTACTGGCTTACTGAATCCCCAGTGAATGTGTCAGGCTGTTGAAAACCATATTCATTGTAATTTGCCATGCGGAAGTCAGAATAAGGATCAAATTTTCCTGTATCGTATTGCCCTGCATCACGAAGACGACCGATGCCTTGCTCAGTATAGCCAATGCCTCTACGAGCCGCACCAATTCCCTCGCGTTGTGCGCCCATACCCTCACGCTGTGCAGCCATACCTTCCGCCATCCCGGGAACCGCAGATTGTGCAATGCCGCGTGTCATGGCACGAGACGCTTGAATGTCACCATACATAGAGGATGGCGCAATGCGCTCACCTCCATAGGGTTGATAAGTAGACATCTGACCGAAGCCTGTGATGTTTCCAGCATCATCATAAATCGGCTGACTTAGGTCATCTTGAAAAGGCATAGTTGCTTCTTCAGCACCCTGCAACATCCTACGAAAGTACGGATCAGCGTACTCAGGTAAGTTTGTTTGACGCATTACTGTATCGGCTGGTGCCTGTTTGCCTTTTCCCATCTTATAACTCCATTCGGTAAGCTATATACTCAGGGTAGAATCCATATTTTTTCAAAGCTCTACCCCATCCTTTCCGTCCATAGCCCTCTAGATGACTACATCCTAACTCATTCCCGTAGCGGCGCATAGTCTCGATCAATTGATCTTCCCATTCTTTCATGCGCTCTCCGCCTACCCAATCTAATGCCAAGGCTTTCCGTTGAGGGTATACTATAAGTCGTGTGGTAAATGCAGCTATTATATTGTTGTCTTCATCCATCACAACCCAAAGAACGTAAGTGTTATCAAAAATGCCATCTAAAACATCAATCATTTCTGATTTGTCTTTAACTGTCGCTACGCTCTTTTTTAATACTCTCTCAACTTCCTTCCATATTTGGCCTACCGCTTCTGGCGGCACCAAGCTTACTCTCACTATCCCACCATTCGTTCAAGTTCTTTCGGAGCATCCTCTTCGGCACGGTTAATAACATCAAGAAATCCACCACCATATGCCTTCTCTAAAGCATCAGTAGACTTCTTCCTCAGTACATACTCACCGTCTGCTAAAAGGACATCTTGTTTCCCCTCAAGTGTGGCTGGCACCATGTCATCGACACCAGAGCCATCTCCCGGCCCATTCACCATACCTTTTTCACCAGACGCAAAGCGTTCTACAGTCTCATCAAACTCTCCCGACTGCACTCTCCCGACAAGATCGCGTAATGCTTCCTCGCCGTACTTCTGAACAAACATAGCCAAAACTATTTCTGGTTGCTCAGACATTCCTTTAACTGCTTTTATAGCTTCGGCAATGACATCTTTCTCATTCATGCCACTCTCTTCCATCACCTCATCAACTTCGGCTTCGCCACCTTCAGCTAGAGCCATTATGCCACCATCTGCATAGTAGTATGGGTATTGTGGTGTATATCCCGGTGGAGGTGGCGGACGTTGATATTGAAAGTACATCCCTTCGCCTCCACCTGAAGCAAATGGATCAGCACTCTGAGTTACCCTCATAGGACGTGGCATTGGCGGTCTTGTGTCTTCATCTTCTGCTGCACGATTCTCATATTGTTTCTGCATCATCTGCGCGTCAGTCATGGTTTGACCAAGAAATGCGGCTGGCATAACACCGGGAGCAAACGCTCCAGCAGCGGCTTGCTGCATGCCTTGTGAAGCAAAAAGCCCACCTTGTTCGGTCAGACTTGGCATAGCTTGAAGGAACTTAGGTTTTGCAAGTTCACCAATTCCAGTATTAATCCCTTGACCTGCTTCGATAGCTTTTGCACTAGCACTTCCAGTTAAACCGCCAAGAATTTTACCACCAAGGAATGATGTAAGCCCTGTCTTAATTCCATCCCCAATATCACCAGTTTGCAGAAAAGAACCAAGACCTGCGCCTATTCCCGCTAAACCAGCAGTGCCAACTGATGCACCAAGCGTTGCAAGAAAAGGCACAGAGCCAGAAGCCGCTAATGCGGGTAGTCCCATACTAAATAACAGGGGTAGAACCATACTAATCTCCAAAAGTTCTATTGAACTTTAACATTTATTATCTCAATCGTCTAGCCAACTATATATCTTCTTTGTTTTTTGAATGCGATCATCCAATCCATGATGACCACCATTAACTCTTTTGGTTATTTTCTTGATAATCTCATCTGTAACGCCCTCATCTGCTATATCAAATAACCCGTTCTTTTCAAAGAAAAACACAGCACTATCCATAGCCAACTCATCTGCGATGGGTGACGGATCATCTATAAGTCTATCGCGGCCTATATGCTCTGCGAACTGCTTGATATTTTTTGCGCCCGTCAATTGTATAAATCCTCGACCACGGTTTTTCCAGCCATCGCCGCTCTCCTCTGAACCATTGCCCATGCGATCAGCATATACTTTATTTGCCAGCTTCTCAGGGTTCCGTGCATATGGCTCTGCTTCTTTTACAGTGTTAAACCTAGAAGGCCACACACGACACATTGTTTCTGCACGATAGTTAAGGTTTTCTTCAGATACCATGAAGTTACCACTCTCATGAGCAGCTTGACCTAGAAGATGTGCGCCTCGCTTTGATGTCCATTTGTAATGCCTAGCTATTGCACGGGCTGTATTAGGCCCAAACGCACCATCTGCTGTGACACCACACTTCTCTTGTAAAATCTTTAATGCCTTACTCATCTACAAACTCCTTCGTGCCGCAAACACGTTCATAGACCATGTCAGAAGTGTAACTCTCTGCCCATTTGTTTTCAGTAAAGGTGCAGAACTCCCACAGATCATTCACATCTGAGTTTAGTAGTTCAATGATATCTTGTTGTGCAGATACTGTTCCATCAAGATGTTCTATGTCGTGAACCATTCCACTTATATACCATACAAGGGCTACCAACTGCACAGCCATAGCAAAGACCAGAGCAACAGGTATCTTCATATCAGACATATCTCTACCTCTTAAAGAACTTCTGTACGCCACGCACACCGAAACTCGCTGAAATTGCAATTCCAAGGCTGTAAAAATACCAGTCCGGCGCTTTGGAGAGCTGTTCAAAACCGCTATCTACCCAACCCTCAGTACCGGGAATAAATGCCAAAACAAGCGGGATAGACAGGACAATTACAAACCACTCGTCTTTCCAACTCGATTGAGAGCCTTGCGCCATAATGCGCTCCCAATCCGCCACCGATGTCTCTTTTGAGAGCATGATCTTGGCTTTCGCTTCCGCCTCTGTTAGCTTTAGTTTTGCACTTGCAGCTTGCGCTTGTGACTTTGCATCAAACCAACTCCCTGCTAAATTAGCTATTGGCCCTATCAGTTGAGCAATCATAATAACTCCTCTTCAACAACTTTTTTCTTTGCAGACGTAGACTCTTTTCCCATCCATATACCGAAACATCCAGTAAGCGCACCCATGCACACAGACACAAGACCGCTTTGTGCAACAGATGGATCAGGCAAACTCATAAACCAATGCACTGCCTGATATGTAAGGATTGTAACCGCCAACATCATGAGACGTGGCAAGACTTTCCAATCATCCAGTACTGTTGCTGGCATTAATACATACTCCCGAACCTTTGAGCTAAGATCGCTCCGAAGTTAGATGGCATTCTTGTGGGCATACCAATTTGAGCCGTAGGTTTTTGCGGCATCGTCGCCCCACCGCCTTTACCACTACCACGCATAACCATGTCTATGCCTCGCTGATAGTCTATTTCGGGTGTTGACTGTGGTGGAATTTGTTGCATACCTTGATTTGCCATAGCTTGTGCCATGTCATTTACCTGACGACGCTCTGCCACGCTCATCATCTCCATTGGTCGAGGTGCAAGGCGCTGTGATCCGCCAAGAATATCGTAGTTCTGTGCTGCGTACTGAAACGCAGGACTCATATTTGGATTGTATTGATTACGAGCTGCTGCCATGTAGTATGGCACCTGACCTGCGCCCTGTTGAGATTCAAACGTTTGCAGTGCAGCTTGACGCATCTCAGGAGTAACTACTGGCTGTTGTGGTTGTTGTTGCTGACTTTGCATATACTCATTGTAACGACGAAGATTTTCAGCATAAATATCAGACATATCTGGAGCCTGATCAACGGTCTTTTGAGTTGAAGATCCACCACCTTTATTTCTATTCATAAAATCATCTCTAGCTTTTATCGCACCGGGACTGGGTTCGCCAGTTAAATTTAATTTTTTTGCAAGGGAATTGATGCCACCCATAATTCTAGTTCCAAGTGTGGAGCTTGTGCTAGGTGGCCCATAATTTGGTGTTGACATTATAAAGTACCTCCGTCTGCTGCTTGCGGCATAGTAACATTAATAGTTGTGTGCCTCTTAGTTTCTCCTGTCCATGATTCACCACAATCTGGGCAATTGCCATCAGGGTAAGAATCTATTTCTTCTGGTGTGTCCACTAAGTTACCACAGTTGTGGCACTGAATAGTGTCAACAGATGTAGCAGGTCGCCATCGACCTCCATCTGGCATTGTTATAATTGTTTCATCAGACATGTTGCACCTATGTAGTTGTTACCGTTACTGAACCAACAGACCCGGTTCCTGTTGATCCACGAGCATGTGGTGTGTTTACTTGTGTTATCTTAACATAACCTTCATGGTTAAAGATAGCCCCAGTTTCTAAACCAAAATCATCCGTTTGTAAGTTGGTGAATACGCCAAATGTATTTCGCCCTTCACCGGGGTTCTGAACCTGCTGCACATAAACAGAAAAAGCTCTAACAATTTCAGATATGTATTGCTGGTTGTACTCCCGTGGGGCGTTGGGGAAATAGGGTATGGCGAGATTGCGAGACATTATCGTCTCCCATCGCTACGCACATCGATTCTTGGAGAGCCAAGTCTCCATCCTGTGCCAGTGTTACTACTGTCAACTCTAATCGCAACTGACCTGCCGCGTAACCTAACGTGTGCATCTTGTGTAAACTGCTCTACAGGAACAGAAGCGGTTTTTTCTACAGCTTTAGCACTGCTTTGAAGATAAGCACCACCGGGAAAGTTACGAGCTTTTAATGTAAAATTTGCTGTAGGGGTAGACGCAGTGGATGATCTAAAAGTTAGATCTGGTATGAGTCTACGAACAAAACTAAACTGATCTCCATCTCCAATATCAAACTGACTAGATTCTATATAAGAAGATATTGCTGTAACAGGACTCGTACTCCCGTCGTCAAATCCTATCTCGTGATTGTAAAGATACCCATCGCGTCCAGCCGCAATCGGATTCTCTTCAACACCTCTGTCAATCCAAGCTGTTCTAGTTAGAGTGCCGTAATACCAGATGTTTTGAAGGTAGTTGTAAACAACATATCTGTCATTGTTATCTGAACTTGACGATGGATAGAACCACCAAATTTCAGAGAAAGAAGAGTTTACAGAAGCAAAAGCTTTTTCTGCTTGTTGAGTGTTGAAGTCTGAAAACACATAATCACGGACAGAGCATGATAGAGTTTGAACTCCACCATTATAAACATAGAACTCATTTTTTCCCATCCAGTATACAGTGTCTTCAACAGCAGCTACAGAAATAGGACTTCTAATAGTAATGTTTTCTGAAATCATATTGATCCCAAAGGTAAAGGGTGGGCCAACATATTGCATTGCGTGAAGAGATACATCTGTAAAGACTAGAATTTGTTGCCTAGTTTCAACGGCTGTAACGATTTTTGAGCCAGAGCCTAGACGCAGATCACCTGCTGTATTGGTAGTTGTTGGTGTCCAATCAGCCGCGTTTTCTTGATCTGAAAAGCGAATAAGGAGAGGATCTTGCACTCCAATGTTTGTTAACGGGTCACATCCAAACGCAATCACATGACGGTCAACATCAGACACTATTACTTTTGTTGCTATAGTTGGAGTTCCTGATGCCCCTGCAAGAGTATTTAATGCAACGGCACGAGTAGCAAGACCATTGGTTTTATCCCAGTAAAAAATGTTACCATTATGTACATTTAAAACTAAGTCTTCTCCAAAGTTATCATGCTCCCAAATACGAAGGGTATCTTTGACTGGGTCAATTACAGCCGCATCCCCCCAACCCTGACGACTCCAAGTGCCTGCACCCCAACCAGTGCCAAAAACAGACGTGTCTAAACCAACGTTTATTTGATAAGCACCTACAACTGAAGACCCACCGTTTCCTGTATCAGAACCATTTGCATTTACCAAGGTAGGAGAGTACTGACCATCAACAGTAATATCTGAAACACTTGTACCAGCAGTTCTTGCTGATATCTTATAACTATTTGCATTTACTATTTCTGTAATTCTGTATTCTTGATTTAAGACATTTGCTGTTATAGTTCCACCAAGACTTGCTGCACCACTAAACGTAACAAAATCACCAACCACAGCACCATGCGCTGTGTCTGCTACAGTAATCGTTGATGAGCCATTGGTTGCAGAAAAAGTTACATCTCCAGCAGATGTAGTTGCACGGATGGGCGTTATGTCATAAAACCCCTGACCCTCTTCGATATAATATTTAAGGTGTGTGCCGACCCCAATATAATTAGAAAGATCTAATGCCCTCCAAGGATGTAAAGCGCGGCAACTTCCAAGAAAAGATTTGACAGAAACCTTTGTCCAGCCACCTATTTTTTCAGGGAACCCAGCGCGAAACCTAATTTTATCTCCATCAAACCAGCCGCCTTCATTAGAGTATGATGTAGTATCTCTATTTATTCCGGGTTGAAACTGTAATTTTGTTAGTGGCATCCTACAGTATCCTTAGTTTATGTCTCGTTTTACATCTATTACTATGGGGTCGTTTACGTTTGATGGCGCACGATACGTTTTCACATTAGCTTGTGAAAGACTTACATTAAGTTCTACTTTAGTAACGTCTGCTTTTGTAAAGCCTAATGTACTAATATCACCTAAAGATGAACTTGTAGAAGACTGAGTAGAAGTTGTTGTGGCTGTAAGACTTTTGCTTGCATATAAAAAGGTAAAGTCATCAAATGTATAAGTATACGGTTCAGACCCCCCAAAGGAAGGTATATTAGCAAGAGTGTGTGTTCCTGTTTTGCTGCCATCAATCGGCAACTTCATGACCGTAGGGTTGCTTGAAAACAAAAAATACATTTTGTTTGATACTACGTCACCAATAATACCAGTTTGAAATCCTGTGCCAGCAGAAGCGGATGGAACAGATATTTCTCTGCCCCAGTCTAAAGTTCCTGAAGTACTAACTTTTGCGATTACATGAGTGCCGTTTGAAGTGTAAAAACCACAGTAAAGATAGCCGCTATATAAAGCTACGGATGCGGTGCCTCCACCAAAAGAAGTTCCGTCAGCGTTTGTCAACGTTCTTTCCCATGCAATCGCCCCATTGGAACAGCTTATCGCATACAATAAACCGCTTCCATTTAAGATGTATAAATTAGTTCCATCTGTTACCTGAAGCTCATCGGAAGCAGAGCTGTCTAATTCTCTTACCCACTGCTGAACCCCGCTCGAATTGTATTTTAACAACTTAATAACATTGGTTGTTGCTGGTGGGTTTGTATAATGACGTACAGCAACATAAGAGTTTCCACTGCTATCAATCAAAACTTTACTTGAAATAAGTGTGTAGCCACTTCCTGAGTAAATGTACTCATTTGGTTGCAATCCTTTGCTCCACTGGATCACACCTGAAGAATTATACTTTATTAAATAAGGATACTCATAAGACCCAGACTTTCTTATGTGACCAACGCCATAAAAATTATCGCTGCTATCAAAACCACCACTTGTCATAGTGGTAGTGGGAGCGTCAGAAAAAGAGTAGTCTCCTCTTCCATATGTAAATACTGTTGATGCACCTGTAGTTGAGTTGAAAGATAAAACCGTGAAGCCCGAAGTAGTACTTCCCGGCACTGTAGAATCATATGTTAACGTATAAAGACCGTAGATGTTGTTACTACTGTCCTTCATTAGATATGCTGCTGGGTTGTAAGTGCTGCCTCCAGACACTGTAAATCCATTAGACCCAGTTATACCTGTGATTGTACCGTATGAATTTAGACAACCAATGCCCACCCCATTCGAACCTGTTCCAGCAAATACAGATCTACCGTTGCTATCTACCTTTAGATCTTTTGGATTACTAAAAAAATCAACTGTGTTGTTATGATAAGAGGCTTTAACCATCCAATCATTAGCTTCTGTATCTGAAGATAATGCAACAGTTGTAAGCCAACTCATTGAAAATCAGCCCCACATAAAAATCCATACCAAGTTGTGCCGCCATCATGCGTGATAAAACCATACATATATGTTTCACCACTTAACGGATAATCAGGAACATTCCCGCCGCCCTGCCAAACAACAGAACCCGGCCATGTTAAAGTGTAAGAACCACCCCCCACAACTTTTAAAATAAAAGCGTAAGCAGTGCCTGTTGCAGGGGGGTTGCTAAATGTATATGTCGTATTTGCAGATGTGGTATGAGTAAAAAAATTACCAGACTCACAGTTAACTGTTGGTGTGGCTCCAGATAATGCATCCACTGTTTCATTATAACTTTTTGCTGTAAGCTCTTGCGATATTGATACATCACCTGCTGAATCTGCTGTTACAACTTTAGATGCCTGAGATGTACCAAGAGTTGTAATATCGTTGTAATTAAGCTCCGCAATAGAGGCCGTTATACCCAAGGTTGAAACCACTGCCGCTCCATCTGCATCATCTAAAATAGTTCGAGCAAAAGAACTTAAAGATGTAACTGCATAAGTATCCGATCCTGATGTGTATATCATTTTGTCTGCGGCAGTTGTCAAACCAGATATAGATTGCAACCCAGCATCATACGCCTGAACATTTGAACCAATTGCTACGCCAAGATTTGTTCTTGCAGTAGATGCATTTGTGAGGTCTGAAAGATTACTAGACGCTTGAAGAACAGGGAGGGTAGTTGTTACATCCACAACAGCAGCACCAGAACCTGCACCATCTGCGTAGATAAGTGCGGTATCACCAGAAAGAACGGTTACATTTGCACCAGATCCTTGAGAAAAAATACAGCTATGACTTGTGCCATTTTTTACAATATAAAATTTATTTGCATTGTTGGGAGAGATAGTAATAGTACATGCTTCTGTGGCTCCACTTAGAACTAATATTTTATACATTCCATCTGAAAGTGTGCCATCTGTGGTGGACAATGTATGTGCAGCACCAGAGCTAGATAGATCAATAGTTCCTACGCCGTTTATTGCACGATCTATAATTTGTAAGTTTGTATTTGTTGTATCACCCCATGCACCCGACTGTTCTCCGTTGTCGATGAGTTCGATACCTGTGTTTTGTGAATATGTGCTTGGCATAATTATTCCTTACGCGGCTATTTCTGTCCATGTGGTATTTGGGCTTGGAACAATTCTACTCCAAATAAGTGGTGTTGTCACCCCACCTGTAGCTTCTACACCTGTAAGAGTTACACTCGCACCAATTGATGCCGTGACGCTTCCAACCGATGCAGATGCGGCTATTCCAGTGACACTTACAGATATGTTTACGGCAGAAGAAGCAGAACCCACGGCACCTGTACCAGCTATACCCGTGACGGTGTGACTAGAACCTGCTGCAATAGTGACGCTTCCAACACCGCCTGTAGCTGCTATACCTGTTGGAGGAACTGATGCTGCACCAGATATAGAAACACTTCCAATTCCACCTGTACCTGCAACTCCAGTTGGAGAGACAATCGCTCCAGCCTGACCAGCGGCAGAACCTACGGCACCTGTACCAGCTACTCCTGTAACAGAAGCGAAAGCGACAATTTTAGCTTCTGCGGTTCCAACTTGACCTGTAGCTGCCAACCCTGCTGGAGCAACTAAAACGTCACCATTTACTGAAACGCCTCCAACTTGACCTGTAGCTGCTAACCCTGTTGGGGGAACAATTGCACCACCTGTAGCGACAGATGTACCCACGGCACCTGTACCAGCTACTCCCGTAAGAGATACAGTTATAACGTTTTTGGCTGTAACAGTTCCAACTTGCCCTGTTCCAGCTAGTCCTGTTACGCTAACAGATACATCAACAACACCGTCATCGCTAAAACTTGATTGAGAAAATGGAGTAAAACCGAACATCATATGCTCCTGTTATGGTGAGGTAGGCCAATCAGAATCATTTAAGTGAGGCCAATTAGAATGTGTAGTAATGTCACGAAGAGCCTGTCGATATGTAGCCATCTCAGTAGACAACGTGTTATCTGACAAAGCAAGGTAGTCTGTTTGTGCTAAAAGAACATTACGCTTATCGCGGTTTTCTACAGCGATTTCGCTTGTGCGTTTAGTTACTTCTTCTTCCGTAGCATCCTCAGTACTCCAAACCTGTGTCCAAGCACCATCAGAAAGGACAGGGGTATTTTCTATCACGTTTTTTGTGTAGTTTACTTGAGGTTTATCCGTTTGAGTAACTCGCATTACACCCCAAGAAGCGAGAAAATCGTCGGATGGATTCTTCGGAAAAGACGTATTTAGATTATCTTTTCGTAGCTTTCCTATGGTGTAAGGGTAAGTAACTACCGCTTCATCTTTTATAAGTACATACATTTTAATTCTCCTTTGCGAACAGGTCGCTTCGTGGATTGGTTATGCGTAAGCCCTAGTTATGACTCCAAGACACTCCTCTATCTCCTCTTGCAATTCCGGGTGTTAAAGTATCTGCCACACTTAAAGACGTGGGATCGCTGCTGTCAAGAAGAACAAAATTATTGGTTTGATCCGCAGAAATTCCTATATAGTTTCCGTCAGGAGTATAATCAAAACACGCAGAGTTGTCTGATAATTGATAAGTCGGCCCTGCCGAAATGCCTTGCCCATTATTACTTATGTCATAAACATGCATTCTTTTATTTCCTGAAGTACAGATAAGCGCCTGACTACTGTCAGGTCTCCATGCAAAACCATAAGCAACGCCACTACCTACTATACTTTCTTCTCCCGTATTGGTAATGGAATTAGAAGTATAGGTAAAAAATCTAATTTTATTAGACATACCAGCACCAATCATACTTCCGTCTGGACTAAACCTTACACTATTAAACATTTGTAAAGTATTATGCCCACCAGTATAAGTGGCGGCTAAAGTAATACTACCAGAAGAGAAGCTATAAAGCCAAAGGCGTCCATTACTACTGCTTTCTGGACGCCCTAAAACTGCAAGATAGTTGCCATCTGGCGAAAAGTCCATTGACTCTATTGAACCGCTCCCAGTGTTTGTGTTGCCCGTAGTTGCTGTTGTACTGCTTAAACTAAGTGATCCACTTGAAATACTAAATATTTGTATACTGGGGTTGTAACTATTGTAGTCCCAGTAACCTGTTGCAACGTATGCGTCATCAGGACTTAAAGCGATACTTCTAGACCTCCACCCTGCGTTTTCGCTGTCACTGGAAGAAAGGGAAGCGGGATTGCTACTATTAATAAGATGAACACGAGGGTCACCCTCACTGGTTGCAACAATAAAACTATCATCTGAAGCCCATTGACAAGAATAACCATCATTACCGGGGCCACCTACTTGTATAGTATCTAATGCACTTACAGTACCAGAAGTAGTATGGTCTAGTACATTTAAAACACCTGAGCTTTTAACATTAATAGCAACATAAGATCCTCCACCTGCGCCACCAGCACCTGCTGCTGCCATGTCTAACTTTCTTGAAATTAAACTCATGTTTTATCTCTTAATCTGGACTAAAAGCAGGACGAGCGTAGAAACCAAACTCACCACTGGGAAAGTCGTAAGTATCAGCCTCAGACATGCTCCCTGCTGACGTGTGGTCTATTAACTTAAATTTATTACTTTGACTGGTAACGCCAATATACTGCCCATCTGGACTCCAATCTATACTTGCTGCGGCATTAGGTGTGCTGATAGTAGCAACTTGCGAAATAGTGGTGTTGTTAGTACGTTCAATTAAACGCACACCGGGGTTATAATTGTCATTAGTAAATGCAATGTAGTTACCATCAGGACTAAAAGCTGCGGCTCTCCCCCTAGCAAGCGTAAGTGTTGCTGCACTTGACACACTACTACCACTGCGACTTAACAACCTAAAATAAGGAGAACCATCCTGTGCAACAGCTATGTAATTATTATCTGGAGACCAAGTACAATTTTGGTTGAAAATCGGCATTTCTCCCACAGTAGAAAAAGTTGAACCACTTGATAAATTTCCACTACTGTGAGTAAGTAAAGTAAAATATGGAGAGGAAGTTCCGTGAGCAGTTAAATAACTATCATTAGGAGAAAACGAACCGACAGAACCGTAGCCTGACATTGACTGAGTGTCCTGCGACGAAAGAGTTCCATTCGAATGACTTAATAAGTATATAGGATTACCAGAGCGTCCAAACCCAGTAGCCAAATAACTACCGTCAGAAGTCCAAGCACAGCCGTAGCCTCCACCCGAACTATAAGTACTTGCAAGGCTTAAAGTTCCTTTTGTCGTGTGATCGAACATATAAGTTGTTCCAGTTGTTCCTCCAAAAGGAGATGTGGCAGCGATGTACTTACCATCAGGCGTAAAGGCAAAATCAAATATCTGATTACCAAGGCTATAACTATCCGCAAGTGAAAGTGAGCCTTTTGTTGTGTGATCAAGCAGATATACTGTTCCACTGGTGTTTCCAATCATAATATATGACCCAACTGCTGCGCCCCCTGCACCCGCAGCGCCTAACATTGTTCTAGACCAGTTTACAGCCATACTTTATGCCTTATCTATTAATTAGCTTGCGGCATCTATTGCTAATGCACCATACCAGTTAGTCCCACCATCAACTGTAAAAAATACAAGAACGTCAGTCTCACCTGATGCAGGAGCATCTGGGGCTGAACCACCTGCGAAATCTACAGAGTTTGGATATGTTATTGTGTGGGTTCCACCTGCTGTAAGTTTTAGAGTAAAGCCATAAGAAGTGCCTGAAGAAGGTGGGTTGCTAAATGTAAACGTTGTGTTTTGATTAGTAGTTAAAGCAAAAACATTACCTGCTTCGTTATTAATATCAACAGTAGAACCTGCTGATAAAGCTACATACGTTTCATTATATGATTTAGCTTTAAGCTCTTCTGATAAATTTACGTCACCGTTTGCGTCTGCGGTAACTGCTTTGCTGGCTTGTGAGGTGCCTAATGTTGTAACATCAGTATAGTTAAGCTCTGTTGTTGTAGCAGTAACACCGTCCAGTAAATTAAGCTCTGATGTTGTAGCAGTAACACCGTCCATGATGTTTAATTCGGAAGTTGTAGCAGTAACACCGTCCATGATGTTTAATTCAGAAACTGTTGCTGTTACCGCAGTGCCACCTATAACTAGATTACCACTTGCATCAAGATACGCAGATTTTTCTGCTGGATATGTTATAAATACATCTTTACTACCTGCGGCTAAGTCTACAGCACTTCCAGAATTAGAGCTTTCTAAAACTGTTGTTCTAGCAAGCGTTGTGCCTGATGCCGTAAATGTCCCAAGCCCAACCTCAAAAGCATTCGTACTAGACTCAAATATAGCATAGTAAGTAGTGTCACCATTCGATAACACAGACGTGAAGGTTTGAAACCCTGAAACGGCACCAGCCAATGTCAGGGTTCCTGTACCTGTAGTCGTTGTCGTTTCTTTCACACGGTCTTTTACAACAAGTGCCATCGTAACAATCTCCTAATTAATTAATGTTAGGCGATACGAATTATTGCATTTGAAGCATCCGCCGCTGGGAAAGCAATTTGAAAGTCTCCAGCAGTAGATGTTTTATCTCCACCAAAATCTAAAACAACTATTGTATTGGTTGTGCCTGATCCACCACCTTCAGTTGTGTTGTAAATCAGAGCGCCACGAGCAGTGATTGTTGCAGAGGTGAAAGTCAAATCTGCAAAGTCAGTAAACGCTGTTGTTCCTGAAGTTGTTGGATCAACACGAGTTAGTGTACCGCCTCCCGCGCTGTAAGAACCAGACGCTCCAACCTCATTTGATGTTGTATACGCTGTTGTAGCGGCATTAAAAGAAGCACTGTTTGTATAAAGTGCAAGTTTAAAGGTGTCTCCACCACTGTTTTTAAAGTCATGTCCACCCTCAAGAAGTTCTTTCTTGAAAGAGGTACACATAAAGTTTCCAGAAAAGGCCATGTTAAAGTCTCCTTATAAGTTCAGCCAGTTGGGGATGACCAGCATCAACAAGTGCATTATACACAGTTGTACGATCACTGTGAATAGCTTGTCTCATGTAATATGCAACAAGCTTTTCAATGTGCTTAGAAAAGGCACGGGCTTGGTCTCTAACACCGGGGTGCGTACTATCGGAGACCGATATGATCTTTTGGACACATTGTTCCGCAAGTTCATCTGGGGTAAAGCCACGATTTTCTGTAGTATTTATATCTACTAGAGATTTATGTTGTGGCACACTTACATCTATTTTAAACATTTATATTTCCATTCTTGGCTGACCATCTCTGTAATCATCTCTTTTTAGCCTTCCTTCTCCTAGAACCATAAGTCTATTCAAAGCATCGCTATAATTTTTTCTGTACATATTAAGAACGTCTTGGTCACCCTTCATATAAATGTATGCTTCTACTAAAGAACCATAAAGAAGAGCTTCTTCTGCATTATTTCCTAGCCAAGATGTGGTAGATGTTACAATTGAAGGAGGGTCAAAATAATAGTGCAATTGAACTTCATAAGCAGCATCTGGGGTCGGGCCAAGAATAAAATTACCCGAAGATGCATCTGATTCAACATCTCCATCAAACTCTGCATAGTATTTTGGAAGTCCAGTTGTCGTCTTATTCGGAAATGCCTCACGAATAAAGTTCACATCTTTCGGTAGCATAAATGTATAATCACCTGAGCTATCAATAACAGCAATAGAAAAAGGTGCTAAAAAATCAGATGGCCTTGCGAGAAATCTATTTGATGCACTCATATTTGCAGTTACATTTTTTCTCAACTCTGGAATTAATACAGTCCTATAAATATTTTCCTCTGTTTGCCGCACAAATGTAGGTATGTTGTTTACGAAAGATGTTTCATCATTTTCCGTATAATCCTGTATAAGCTGTAATAACTCAGAATAGTTCATTTGAACTTATCCATTCCTTGTAAAATTTCCACCACGGGTCGCTGCACCCATACCACGACATTTGCCGCCCATGCCCATTTTCTTAACTTTACCACCACTAGCCTGAAATCCTATTCTATTGCGAACTTTTGTGGGCAACTTACCAAGACTTGTCTTCTTCTCTTCTGGGACTGGTTTAAGGTTCTTTTTATCCATGGTTACTTATCCTCATTATAAAGGTTATCAAATACTCTATTTACATCCAGTGTATAGTCTAAATCACTTTTTGAATAGTGTATATGTTGTGAAGGTCTAAAATCTGGTGCGCCTTGTCCAGTCTCAAACCAAGCGGGATGTGTTACTCGAACACGATTATTAGGGAGTGCTACCACGTTACCTGTCCACTCACCTGCATCCAATAACTGCAAAACGTGACTTTGCTTATGTTGTGCAGGGTCATCAGCTATTTCATTCTCTGCATAATCAACAGTAAACAAATACTTTGCAGGGAACATCTCACCATTTATTTTGGCTAACCAAGGACATGGTGTAGCTCTGTCAAGAACGTATACAGCGTGTGTGTGAGATGAGCAGTCCCAAGGTTGTGCATCATGCACTGCCATAGGCTCAGGCCACTCTTCAAGCGGCTCATCTGCGACTAACGCAGTTATAGGCATTCTAGCCCACATCGCACCACCGTGTACGTTATCGTCTCCCTCTTCGTCAACTTCACATCCTGTAAAGATAACTTGAAAGCTTAGACATCTATTCGGCATTGTTGTTACCGCTATTGCCATAGCATGAAGAAATTC